AGAAGGATCAATCAATGTTTCAGGTGAAATGTTATACTGCATCATCAAATGCGGATACAGAGAATTCAAATCGAATGATGCGACCCAATCATGTGCGCCAACTTGTGGTTCTTTTACATATGCACCTTCAAAAGCTTCAGTTTTATTTTTTATAATTTTTGGTGGTACAATAATATTTTTCTCAAACAAGTAAGAATAGATTAGAGAATCCCACATTCTTGTTTGTGCAAAGATATCTTCATAGTTTGTTTTTGTGTCATATGCCAAAGTCAAACCGAGTTCAATCAATTTCAATTTGTTTTCAAGCTCAATGACAAGTTCAACGTCAACAATGTTATACTCAATAAACTTTTGGAAGTTTAAACGATAAAGTTGGTGAAGATTATCATACTCCGAATAATCAATCTTCTTTCTACCAAGTTCTACGTGAGCAATATTATCAAGGCGATATGATTCTTGTGATTTTCCACCAGGCGCATACCATTTGTATAGTTCGATATAGTCGAGTACAGCTATACCCGTTAGATCATAAGAGGTCACATTTTTACCACGAATAACTTTCTCACGAGCATAAACATTATTCCAAGGTGAGAGTTTTCGAGTATTATCTTCACCTAGAATACGATTGAAACGATTCACCAAATAAGGAATATCAAAAAACTTAATGTTCCAACCAGAGACAACATCGGGAGAATCTTTTTCCCAATCAGTTAGAAATGTTTTACATAATGTATATTCATCACGACATTTAATGTAAGTTACATTTTTACCTTTATTTGTTTCATCTTTTTCTTTATCATAATCACCGCAACCATAAACGACCATATCACCATTCAAACTACGAATAGCGATAGCAGTAATTGGTTCAGTAGCTTTATATGGATCTGGAAAACCATTTTCTGATCCGACCTCAATATCGATAATACTTATTTTGAGTTCATCGATATTCCAGTCAATCATTCCTGGTTGTGTTTCAGCAATGAAGGCATATTCGAAACTAGAGTTACCAAATATTTTAAAGTTTTGTACATCTTCATATTTTTTGGCGAAATCTCGAGCTGAACGCATATTCTCAAACTTTTTAGGTTCGAGATTATCTCCAGAGAGTGTTTTCCATTCTGTGTTTTTATTAACGGGTAAAAACAAAGTCGGAGCGTATTCGATTTTCATCTTAACTCTCCGACCGTTCTTTACACCTCGAAACAGAATATTACTTCCGTATGTTGATACGTTGGTGTAGTATTGTTTCATTTAAGAAATGCTAGATGCGATTTGAATACCCGATCCAAAAATTCTGTTATATTGATTTTCAAGGTCAACAATTGGACTATTGATAGTAAGAATATCACTATTTTTTATTACAATTCCAGTTTTAAATTCTTCACTATACTCTAAGAAAGGAGAGAAAGCAATACCACCTTCTTGATTGGAAGCTGATGGAGGAATAGAAACCACTTGCACAGGTTCTTTTATAATAACACCGATATCACCCTCATCTAAAACTTTTGCTAACACCGTGTGATTTGTTTTGAATGTAATTAATTTTATTGTCATTATACTTTGATCTCCATTTTAGAATCATATACATCAAGCGTCAGCCAACGCTTGGGAAAGAGCATCTCTCTACCCACAAAGTCTTTCATATCATAGGTTGGATCATCAACCAAACCAATGAGCTCAACCTTATCATCATAATCCCGATAAACGAGATCATACTTATAAGCCTTAGGAAGTTTTGTGTTATCACTCAACAGTTTTTTGATTACTTCGTTTAGCATTTATTGCTCCTCACTTATTAATAAATTTAGTAAAATCTGGTGGTTGCCAACCTTCGGGTTTCAATATCTTACCATCTTCTCTTTTTAAAATCTTCTGAGTTTTCCTATCAATCTTTCTTAGATTACTTAAGGCACCCTCATCCCAGATTCTTTCACAACTCCAACCTCTAGATAACATATAACCAACGATGACCCATATTGTATCAAAACATGCGTCAATTGTCAAGACATCATCGGTTAATTGCCTAGCATCTAATAGTTCTTGGTATTCTTCCTTGATCAAATTCAAGTACAACTCTGCCTGTTCGTTATTATCTTTACCAACAGTTTGTTCTCCAGCCAGCATAAACGTTGCCACATCCGTGAATACTTTAGTCATAGTATTTTCCTCATTTCAGATTCATAAGTTCTTTGCCTCAATTCAGAAGAACTAAATCTATGTGTCCTTGAATTATAATATGTTTTTATTCCTCTTGCATCACATATATCTTTTCCTGTTAAATGTTTATCTTTATATTCTTCACCACAAATTCTGATAGTGATAGGAAGAAACATTAACAAATCTTCTAAATCTTTTTCTGTTTCATACACAATAATCTCATCAACAAATTCAACAGCAGATAATTGAACAAACCTTTCTACGATACTTTGAACTGGTTTATTTTTTGTTCCTGGTCTATCAACGGTTGGATCAGTTTGTAATCCTACGATTAGATAATCACAAATTTGTTTACATTCTGCAAGCATCAATATATGACCTGCATGAAGAAGGTCGAAAGTAGAACAGGTAAAACCTACAGGTTTTCCTATCATATTATCGGGTAACACTAACATATTTTTCACCTTATTTAATTCTGAAGAATATAATCTTCTGAAATTTTCATTACCTTTATGCCACACTTTTCTAAAAATTTTAAACCACTATCATCTCTGTACGCTTCTTTATAAAAGACTCTAATTATTCCAGATTGGTGTATAAGTTTAGCACAATGAATACACGGAGCATGGGTAACAAATAGATAAGAGCCTTCTGTTGAATTTGTTGACTTGGCTACTTTAGAAATGGCATTTGATTCTGCATGAATAACTTCATCTTTTGTGATCAACTTATATCTTTTGCCACGATCTTCATATGGCCACTGTTGTTCTATTTCTTCAACATTTAATTTATCTACATTATCAACTGGCATGTATTCTTTTTTTTCACAGGCGTTTACCCAACCTGATGGCATGCCGTTGTAACCTATACCTATGATCGTATCTTCTTTGACGATAACAGCACCAACTTTCAATCGTTCAGCTGAAGATAACTGAGCATAAACTTCAGCCACTTTCATATGAGCCCGAATGAACTTTTGTTTCATTCTTCAGTCTCAGCCTGAACAATTTTAGTTTTGTGTTTTCTTTTTTCTCTTGGGGGTTCAACTGATCCTAAGATAATACCCTTTATCATTAGGTTTTTGAAGTCACTTCGCTTTTCTTTTGACATTGTAGCGAGTAAACGTTTTGTTTCTTTCGGTAAACGAAAGCTTTTATCTTTTTTCATCATATAGATTTTCTCCATAAATGGGGCCAAAGGCCCCATGTTTTAAGCTGCTTTTACTTCTTTTTTATTTTCTTGAAGAAGTGTTGGCTCAAAGAACTTTAGTTCACTTCCAATTTCAATACGTTTTGGTTTCTTATGTTCTGGAATAACATTGATAAGACCAATACGTAAAATACCATCTTTGATTTCTGAACTATGTACTTCAACAGTATCAGCAATGGTAATATTTTTAGTGAATGAACGTGTAGCAATGCCACGATGTAGATATGTAGCTTGACCCATATCTTCATTCTGTTTCATTCCTACAATCTTTAATGAACCCTCTTGTCTTGTAATTTCAATTTCATCTTTCGAGAAACCAGCTACAGCTAGTTCAACGATATAACGACTATCATCAACTTTAATAATATTATGGTGTGGGAAAGTGGAAGGCTTTACTTCTTCACCCAACATTTTTTCCACATCACGTAGAAAATTTTCAAAACCAAGAGTTTGATGGAACAAAGGTCCAAAAGCAATACGTCCTACTGTCATATATTTCTCCTTAAATAAGCAAGTTAATAAAAACGTGACCCGTTAGGCATCACGACTCTTTGGCGACCACAAATGCTTGTCGATTCACCAAAAAAGTTCTTTGAGGATTTGATTTTTGAAAGACACGAATAAATTCATTGGTGCCCTCTCTAACAAAATCATCGTAATCTCTAGTATATACTTCTTCTTTAGTATATTTGTTTACTAAACGTGTAATCTTTTCTTTCATTTTTTACCACCATAATCTATATTATATAGTAACTTTTTTAAAAAGTCAAATGAATTTTAATCTTTTTCTTTTTTACCTATGTTATACTTAGGTATAAGTTCCCAATCATCTTTTTCTTTGAAAGAAATAATTTTAATTTGGTGTATTGGAGCCAGATTATCTTCAATTACTTTTCTATTTAAAATCTTAACTAGACCCCATTCTTCAAGTAAATTGGCAATTGCATTACGTCTTTGTATATCATTCTCAGTAATGTTTGATGGTTTACCATCAAGTGCAAATAACTCTTTAAAATGTACGATATAGTACTTACCTTGTTTATGCAATATATGGCAAGATTGGTATAACACTTTTTCTTTTCTGGAAGAAACTCCAATTCTAGTTAGAGTTTCTCTCACTTTCAAAAAATCATCTTGTTCCTGCAACTGCACTTCTACGAATTTATTAATATCTACCATGTCATTTCCTCAATCCACCAGTTTCTATTTTTTGTTTTAGGAATTGAATTTGTTCTTTGCTCAGTAGACGTAGAACTTCTCTGGCTTTCGTGGATGAAAGGTTATAGACTTGTTGTATACATTCTATATCTTCACTTTTCTCAGACTTAGCCCACTTCGCAAAAGGCCTCTTTCTTGACCTTATGGTATTTAGTAAAAAATCATTCTGCATCTTTTTGTCGATGAAGTGCCTAGAATTCATCTCATTCGCAAACATTAAGCAGTCCATATGGTAGGATAGGCTGCGGTTAGTCAGAAATGGAGAATATTCCTTCTCAGTTACTTCATCAACAATTAGATTCTTTTTACCTTGTAGAATCTGGTTTACATAATCGAACGGACTCATCAGTAGAACCCAATTTTAGTTTCAACCTTCGGTGTCTTATTTTGAGAATGGAAGATTTCTGCAAGAGAGTAATCACCTTCAGATTTTTTGTTAAATTCAACTTTGAATTTCTTAGCGATCTTCTTAGCCTGTTCTTCATTATAATTTTCAAAATGAAGAATATCAAAGCAACGACCAGCACGAATCAAAGCAGGATCAATATCTTTTACAGATGGTAAGTTGGTGGAAAAAATTAATTTCTTACCTTGAATGCCTACAAGACCATCACCTACATTTAGAAAACGATGCATCATTGTATTGCCTTCTTTACGAGACATTAGGAAGTTATCTGCATCTTCGATAACCATTACACTAGCATCATCTTCAAGAAAACGAGCAAACACGAAATCTCTCTCAAGAATTTTTTCATCATAAGTTACAACAGCATTTTTCTTTAGATGGTGTAATAGACCCCGAATAAAAGTTGTCTTACCTGTTCCTGGTGGTCCGATCAAAAGTAGAATCGATGCTGAAGATTCCATGAATCTATCATAGTAATCTCCAATAGTTTCATCTTTCAAAAAAGGATACATTTCAGCAATGGGCAAACGGTCCGCTGTCAAAGGAATTTGAACAGAACTGCCATCACCAGAATAAATCCATTCGATGTGACAAGTAGCAGTATGAAAATTCTTCGAGATAAGTTTTTTGTGAAACTCAACAAACTCCAAACTACCGCAGATTTTAATTTCAACAGAGTTTGAGTTTACAGAATAGTCTATGAACCCCACTTCTTTTCTATCTATGATAAGGCCGGCATCTTTACTAAACTCAATGATCTGTAGATCAGTATAAGCTTTTCTAGAAAAGGAAATCCATGATTTATAATCAGCAACATAAATCTGTTTATCGGAAATTGTTTTTAAACCAAGTCGAGTTCTTTCATCAACGATCTTGGAAATATAGTGATCATTGAGTGAAACCCCACTTAAGAAAAATTCTGGGCGTTGTTCTACTGCCGAAAAATCAGTATCTTCATCACTTGTATAAACTAAACCATCATTATATTTTCTGCCCACTTCACTTTTCCTTTCAAAGTCATATTTTCTTTTCTCACGTTTCTTTCTAAAACTTTTAGAAAGTCTATTAAATCTAGCACGTAGAGGAGCTATATCATCATCAAAATCGGACATATTTCACTTTCAAAAAACCATTCTAGCTAAACCAACAGTATCAATGGCTGTCAACAAGATATAGTTGGCAAGCATTCCAAAACTCTTACGAGTGTAAGCAGCCCAAGCATAGACAGCACAAGCAGTAATCCACATAGGATATAAAACCATAAGGGGAGGATCTGGTACGGTAAATGCCATGATAACACTACACCCAATACTGATGACCCAAGCAAAAAGCTCGGCAGCAAAGCGAAAAGGATATGAGTTAAAGTCATTTTTTATCCACTTCCATATATCGAAAAATAAATCGTTCACAATAAATCATTCACTTTAAAATAATCAAAATCTTTTTTCTCAATCATTCTAAATTTTTCCATACCTTTCCATGTTCTACTATGGGATTCTACAGGAGAATTTAATATGGTTTGTCTATCAGTTATTGCAAATGCGGTAAAGTTATTATTAAACATGATAAAATACATATCCAAATCAAAATATCTTTTCTCATAAAGATAACGACCTTTTCTTTCTTCGAGATACGATAGTTTTCTCCAAGGAAAGTGTAAAGTTTTCCAAGAATGTGATGCTTCAACTTCGATATAAGCAACACCATTTCCTTCTTTATCATACCCAATCAAATCAATACTATATTCATTTGGGTGATCTAAAACTTCTGCAATAGAATTACTAATTTTAGGAACAACTTTCTTAGCCAATTCTCTAGCAGGAACGTCAAATCTTTCCAGACCTTCTTTGATTGTAATATCTTCTTTAGTTAGACTCATACGAATTCACATTCTACCATTAGTTCAGTCAAACAAGCAACCATATTGATTTCCTGATCTGCAACAAACGCTTGTTTATATTGATAGTCTGCAAGAATTAAAACAGCCTTAGGTATCGAAGTTGGTTTCATTACATCATAAAGTGCATCATATAGTTTACGATACAAAGTATTGCCATCAATTTCAGTTGTCGCAACCCATTTGCGAATAGATGTAAAGTCTTTCTCTGTAATATTTTTTACGATTTCTTTAAGAGAAACATCACCAATCTGTGCAAGAATACCAGTGTCGATCTTACCAAACTGGGAATATCTTTGCAACTCATTTATTACACGGCGAAAATCTGGAAAGTGTTTCTTGATAAGTTCAGCAACAACAGTCTTATCGTAGTCGATATTTTCACTTTGCAAAACCATCTCAATTCTCTTGTGAAACTGAGATGCCATCTTTACCTTCTCACCATTCTTCAAACCAAATTCAATTACAGCACAACGACTGTGTAGTGGATCAATGATTTTGTTTTTGTAGTTACATGTAAAAATGAATGAACAGTTGCCTGCAAATTCTTCAATTGCATTACGCAAAGCTGGTTGAGTTGAATTTGGATTTAGATAGTCTGCTTCATCGATGATAATGACCTTACGACCACCAGCAAATGACATTGAAGAAGCATAATTCTTTATCTTGGTTCTAAAAGTATCAATACCACTTTCATCAGAACCATTGATTATCATGAAGTCGCAACCGATTTCGTTGCACATTGCTTTGGCTACGGTCGTCTTGCCTACGCCTGCACCACCACTCAACAGTAAGTTGGGTATTGTTTTTTGATTGACGTATTCTTGAAAAGGTTGCCTCAGACGTTCCGGAAGAATACAATCCTGAACTGTCTGAGGCCGATATTTTTCGGTCCACAATAGGTGTTCCATTTAATCCTCTCACATAAATCATAATTTAAAATTGGTGGGACTAAGCCCACCATAATCATTTCGATTTCTCGAATTTAGAACCGGCTTCAGTAGTAATCCAATACTGAAGATTCTTGTTCTTGTTTTTGAAGTGCGAAATGCCCTTAGAAGATAGAGACACTTCATATGTACCAGAAATCATTTTAAGATTCTCTGTCTTAAAAATCATTCGATACTTATCGCCATTACCATCTGCAATTTCAATTGAGTCTGTATGTGCAGAATCATTTTGCAAATCAATCGTGCTGACGAATACTTTTTCACCATCAGATTCAATTGCGATATGTGGTGAGGAAAGAACTGCTGCTGCACGAAGTACCCAATCAAAATCTTCAGCATTAAGAGTGAATCGAATCTCTGGGTCAGGCATTACAATATTTTTTTCTGGTGGGACCACAATCATAGTGGGTTCACAGAAACGATATTTGATTTTACTACGGCCTTTCAAACCAGAAATAAGAATATTCTTATCTTCAAAGTTTAGAGTTGGATCATCCTTGTGTAGTGAGATAACTGAAAGGAAGTTATTCAAGTCATAAACACCAAAGTCAACTGGAAAACTTTCGTCAACAGTGACTTCTGCCATAATATTTTTTTGTGGCGAAACAGTTTTAATTGTCTTGCCTTGTTTGAAATAAATCCCTTGATTGATTGAAGCAAAGTTCTTCAAAAGATTTATTGTGTCGGAAGATAGTTTCATTTTTCTACTCCATAATTAATTTGTTCATCAACAGAATACAGTATATCATGTTCATATAGAAACATGAGGCAACAAAGAGCATGAGCTAAGTGATGTTTACCAGATTCAGTATCCAACTTTTCACCTTTTTTCCAAGCCCAAACATGACGTTCTAATGCATCGAAATATCTACGCTTGGAATCAGGCACCTTTTTCCAATTATCTCTTTCATACTTTTGAGCACCAAATGTAAGTACATCAACAGTAGCTTCAAGAGCAAGAGGAGGTAACAAACCATATTCTAGTTTGTTACCATCATACTTACGACCAATCGATATATCTCCAACATTTTCAGCGTCAACGATAAATTCATCGTTGCTTATGTACATTTTATCGTAACCCATCTTACAATCTACCAGTAAGTTCAGCAACCTTTGGCATGTTGCCGGTAAATGCATATGTGCCGATATGCTGAGTTTTCATCCAAGGACAGAGATAGATTTCTCCACCAATCTTACGCCACAATTGGCAGAACATATAATCTTCACTTAGATAACGATCTGATCCACCGCCTGTTGCAGAATCAACAGTATCAATGATTGTGTCAAAGTAAGCATGAATATAACGTGTGCCATCAAAGTGTGCTTGACCAATATGATCAGGCTTATAACGCAATTGAGGATATGATTTCTCAAGTCTCTCAAAAACATTACGTTTAATCATCATAAATCCAGTTCCAATTTCCAAAACTTGAAGTGGTTCTGTAACCGAAAACTGTTGCGTTCCTTTTACGACATTGAACACATATTCACCAACAAGATTTTCAAGTTCTCTTGGTTCCATTTCTGTATGTTTTCTTGCTGCGTATGCGATGTTACCCCAATTAACAGATTTTTTAGGATAAGGACCACCAATAACATCTTTGTCGAGAGCCATTAATGCTAAAACATCTTGTGGATTGAAGTGAATATCAGAGTCGATAAACAACATGTGTGTACAATCTGAACGGAGAAATTCATCCGTCAAATAGTTTCTTGCTCTTGTAATAAGAGATTCGTTGAACAGGAATGAAAACTTAATATCTACACCATAACGAATCATCAACGTTTGAAGGTCGAGACAAGATTTTGCATAGAGGCCGTGATTCATGCCGCCATACATTGGTGTAGCTACGAAATC